TCAAGGCTGGGTTTTCAACAAGACGCCAAGCTTCTCCCAGACCGTGATCAGGCCGATTACAAATGCGGCCCCACCCAGCATAACGCCAAATGCCCCCTTCCATCTGGCAGCTTGCGTTTTGATGTCAGCCATATCTGATTTCAAGCTTCCGATCTCAGCTTTCATATCCGCAGTAGAGCTTCGGCTTTCATCCATCATCGTCTGAATTTTCTGGGATAGCAGCGCCAGTTGCACATCGACGGATTGGTTACTCATGCTGTTTCACTCGCTGTATGTCGCGAAAACGGCGTTTCAAACTGGCTGAATAGCTGGTGCCATCAACGTCCAAGGAATTTCTCAAATGGTCTTGTCAGAAAATAGGCCCCAATCATAACCATCATGATGTCTCCAAGTTCAGATGACAGTGGATCCGTTGCCCCCAAAGCCAATACCTTGTCCCACAGCACGGCCTTCCAGAGGTAGATAACAAAGGGAAAGGCGATGGCCGGCCTGATCCAGCGGGTCAGACCTCTGCCCTGCTCTGCGATCAGCAGGCTCTGCCGGGCTTCCAACTGCCGAATATGAATATCCGCCAGATGCTTCTGCGCACTCGTCTGCGCCTTTGTCCTTGCAACATATGCATCCTTCAGATGACCAGCAATACGGTCCAGTGCTCCGCCAGTCAGCCAGGCAACCAGGCGACCCGTCAATGTTTCTGACCGACGGCTGTCGTGGTGACAAATCGCAACCAGATATTCAGCAGCCCGATCGCCATCACCAACCAGCCAGCATGATTTGAGGGCAGTACCGCACGCCAGTCAAAGGCATCCAGAAACGCCAGTGTTTCCAGAACAACCGGCACCGCTACTATGGTCAAGTTGGCCAAAAGTGTTCGAAATCCTTTCAAGACGCTATCTCCTGTAAAAAAGCCGCCCAAGAAGAGCGGCCAAACTGGTCCAGATTGTCTGATATTTCCCGGAAACTCCCGGAGGCAAATGATTGGGCAAAGCACATTCCGGAGATCTTGGATGGTCGGTCTTCGGACCGTTATCTGCCACCCCATAGCCATCAGCAATCAGCGCCTGATCATATTGCGTGGCAAAAGCTGCAATCTCCGCCTTGCGATCAACGCCATTGACAATGCGGCGCGCGTTGAGAAAGTCGGATTTCTGCAAGGTCACGTAATCTGAAAGTTTCTTTCCGGTAAACCAGCCTTCCAGCATGCCGATTACCAGAATTTTGACGGCAAATTTTGCCTCAAGCAGTTTTTCCGGCTGTGCCACGAAATCAACGCCAAGCTCTTCACTGGCGCGCCTGTAATTGGCCTCCCAGGTCAGTTGCACATAACCCATGCCAACATAGGGGTAGTACGGCTTCTGCCTCAGATAAGCTTCGCCACCATATTCCCGAACCGGCCGCATCGTCCGCGCGGTTTCCCAATAGGCCGTGGCAAGAACATAGGCACACTGATTCCGCAACACGCCCCGTGTCCTGCACTCACCAATAATCAGCCCCGTATCGCCTTTTGAAAGATCGATCATCATCTGAATGACGCCGCAATTGAGTATTTTCCAGAAGCAGTCGGGCTCAGATTACAGACAATTACGGCGTTTGATGAACCAAGTATTTTACCAACTGCACCGCCCGAGTTAATGCTATCCCCGAAAACAAATATTTCCACAGCATTGGTAAAATTTGCGGATTGGACGTCGTTTTGAGCGTAAAAAGCGCAAATTCCAACACCGCCAACATCGACGGTTAATCCACTGATTTGCTCTGTTGTGCTTTGCGCAATATCTGTGGCGCTCGCACCTCCTAGATTATTGTAAGACACACAGACCACGAACCCCATAGCTTCCGCAGCGCCGGGCGGATCAACAATTACATCAGCAGTGTCACTGTGCGAGGCATCAACAACGCCAGCAAACAAAACAACAGAATGGTTATTCGCACCATTGTTTAAATTGGAAACAATGATATTTAGACTGGTGCCGCCTACTTTGCAGGTGGGATCCCCGAGAGAACCCCTTGCGTAGATCGCTGCGACATAAACAACCCTGCTGTTGCTAGCTACACCAATGTTTGCGTTCGATAAGGTGTATCTAGCAGAATTGGCTGAGGTGGAGTAGCTATCCGTTACCTCGAAATTTTCTTCTGGGGTTGAAACACCCCCGCCCACTGAACCAGCCAACAATCCATGCATTGCAAACATGACGCAAATCCTTTGTTTTTATGAGACAAAACCAACGCAAGCGTTAGCTGAAACCCTGCCCGGCCATCACCATCTGGATGCTCGTCCCATCAAAGGAAACGCCGGAGAACACGTCGATATCATTGGCACCTGTGCTCAACACCGGAGCCGCTCCGCCAGGAAAATCATAAGCGTCACCCCATGCAAGGGTTCGCGAACCGGTACCATCCTGCCCGATCTTGAACAGATAGGTGCCTCCTGGTGAAATGTTGGCTGGGTTGGCCATTGTGCGATTGCCGCCCAGAACAACCTGGTTAAGATGTTTTGTTCCGCTCGGCGTGATGGTCGTGCCGTCAGCCAATGTCTCGACGCTGCAAGTCTGGAGCGCGGTAAAGGTTTGAGCAACATCGGTTTTGGCCGTGTCCGCGTCAAATGCCTGAACCGAAACGCCAATGGCAGCCGAAATTCTTGTGTCAGCCGCCATGCTGAAGTCCGTCACATCAGTTGCTGTGTGGCTGTGGGAAGATGGTGCAAATGTCGCGGGAATGCCCGTCAACCCGGACCAGGGCGCTGCATCGGCATTGTTCGCCGCGTCAACCTTCCCGTCATTGTCCGAGTCGTACACAGCCTTGATCATATCTCCACCGCCACTGGCCAGAGCAGCAATAGCGGCAGCAATTTTTGCAGGGCTGACCACCCCTTCTGTCACACCGGTTCCTGTTTCCCATTCAGTCGAGGCCTGAGCAGAATTTGAGATTCTCGCGTCAACACCCGCAACGAAATTTGCGATATCCGACGAATTGTGCATGTGGCTTGATGGTGGAAAGCTGGCCGGGACACCAGTCAATCCGCTCCATGGCGCAATATCGGCAGCCACGGCCTCATTCACCTTGCCATCGCCATTCGTATCGTAGACAGCCGTGAACATATCACCGCCGGAAACGGACAGACGTGCATATGTCTGGTCGGCAAAGCTCTTGGTAACCGCATCCTGTTCAGCAACCGGATCTGCAACATTTCCAACCCGGTTTGATCGCGCATCAAATTGCCCACTGCCATCCAGATCACTGTCCGGCAACGTCAATGAGCGCGACAGGCGGTGCCAGACACGATAGATTTGCCGGACAATCGCATCCAGTGCCCCCTCAAACCCCTCTGCGCGGAATGTGTTGACCGTGGTCAGATCGGTATTCTGTTCAAGTGGCTCTTCCCGCACCAACGAAATGCGCTGTCCGTTGGCCGGCGGCATCAGAAAAGTCACAGTGGCCGTCTGTGTTTCAATCTCCACGACATAGTCAGCAGCAACCGTCTGAAGGGCCTCATCCAGATACACAGCCAGATGGGATTCATCCAGCAGCCTCACATTGGAAAGGGAAAAGACATCAGTGCTTCCATCCCCGATCCATTGCTGAAAGTTTTTCGATACTGTCTCTGTCATTGCATCTATCCATAAAAAAGCCGCCCCGGGGCAGCTGTCAATTGAGGTGCTTGTCCTGTGCAGCGCCACAGTTCGCTGCTTTCAGACACTGGCTGGCATGTTCACGAAATGTCGGCTCAAGACATCCCGAAACCACGCCCCAGTCTGGCAGCAGAACCAATGATCGGTGAAATGAATGCCAGACCGGCTGCACCCGACTGGCTTTTCGCATTCAGACGCTCTTGCCGGGCCTGAAGCTGTAATTTATCTGCCTGAACCCGACCGCCATACCGGATTGCCTGCAGATCCAGATCACTTTCAACCGCGCTTGCCTCGATGAAATCCAGCGTTGATCCATCAATCAGGAAGCCGCTCGCGGATGCAGAGGCCACCTGTTTTGCCACAAGGCGTAGGGCGTTGTCCTGATGCAACCGGGCTTCGTGGGACGTCTTGTCGCGCTCAAGCAAAGCCTGGCGTTTCAAAAACTCGGCATTCGCTTGCGATTGCGCCGCCATGGCTTTTTGCTGCTGATAACCGGCAACACCTTTCATGGCACCGCCAGCAAAAGTTGCCGCTGCACCAAGAATTTCCAGTGGACCACACATCAGGGCTCTCCTTCCACACCCAGCAAAACCGCTCGAACAGTCGCCGGATACATTGCTGTTGTTTCAAAAACACAGGCGCCGCCATTTCGCCAACTGTCCTGCCCAGGCACGGCATAAACACCGCTTTTCAAAAGGCGCGAGCTGTCCAGATGATCGGTCATGGCCCGCGCCGTAACATCTTCCAGGCGAGCCTTTGTGCCGACTCTCAATCCGGCAGTTTCCAGAACATCCAAAGCAACCGAACTGACACTCTTTCGCCGGCCCAATGCGGTTCCGTCACGGTTGCCGGCCTGTGGAAGACGCAGGGTTTCTCCATGAGACTTATAGCGCAACCCGATGGTGATTTTCTCCGCAGACAAATTCGTCGGCAACACCACATTGCCGTCAGTCACGGGAATATCCCCAAGATCAACTCCATCGGCAAGAACCCCTACATGCTCGCCTTCAAGATGATCTGCGCCACTGATCGAAAGAACGTCGGAGCCGGAAAACTGCAGGGCACTGTCGGCAAAGACTCCATCTTCAACCGCATCCCCGTCTTCCCAGTGACTGAAATACTCAATGTAGCGAACGGTATTGCCATTGATCGTCCGGCGCACCACCAGCCAGGTCTGGTCGGCTGTGTCACTGGCAATGGTCTGAATTGACTCCACGATACCGACTGCATCTGCAGAACCGCCGGCAATTTCAAAGGGGGTCATACCAGCAACCTTCTGCGCTTTTTCCAGCGCTGTCACTGCCAGCTTGCCATCATCGGTCACCGCATACAGCAAGCCTTCCGGCGAAGCCTGCCAGCTCAATTCAGAGATACCGGCACTCAGCAAATGGCTGGACAAAATCGACAGTTCCGGCGTGCGGTAGCCATTGTTGTTGAAATCATAGAAGAATTCGTGAAGGGCTTTTCGAGAGGCCTCGACAAAGAATGCGGTTTCGCCAACAAACACGGGTTCGATGGCCGCACATTTTTCATGGGTTTCACGACGTTGTCGCTTGTTCTCATTGGTGATTGCGCTGTTGCCATCATTGGCACGGATCGATCGTGTTGCGCCGGAAGTGCCCAGCAGCAAATCAAATCCCTCGGCAACCCATTGGATCTGGTTGAGCTGCCCACCATTCATGGTCATATTCAACGCATCAGTATCCAGAGCCGGAGAACTGACCCCCATATTGTCATAATCACCCGTCTGGCTCGCCCAGAGTGTACGCGGATACGACGCAGATGCTGCGAATGTCAGTCGATCCTCAAAGAATGCAACCTGCTGCGGCCAACCCAATGCATCTGACCACTGGGACAACCGCCACCGACTGAAGGAATCCATATCCGCCAGGCATTTTCCATACATGCGAACCAGTATTTCTGTCGTCGAAGATACACTGGTTATCTGGCACCAGCGCGTCTCCCCGTCAGAGCCCGTCACCTGCAAGGACCGCCCAACATCACTGGGCTGAAAACCGGTATCATCGTTGATCCCGTCCGTTGATGAAGCTGTAATCTGGAACGGTGTCTGATCATCACCAGCCCTGTTGATGAACCATTCCGCAATGCGCTTGTCTGTTTCATCTTCGGCCGCCGTAATCGTCAGGCGGTAATAACGAAATGCAATGGTGTTATCGAAGTCAAAATGTCGGATCTCATGCCGTCCCCACCCCGTTTCATTGGATCGGCTGTCCAGCGCTACCCAGGTGGAATTGTTGTTGGAACCATGCAGTTTGAACTCCGACGGTGCCTGATGCGGTGCCACATCATCAGCCTGCAAACTGTATGAGTCGCTCACCTCCGCATTTCCCGCGCCCAGATTTATGGTCACCGTCGAAACTGCGCCGCCACCCTGCGACCAGTCGGACTTGGGATTGAGATCAAGCAGATTGGACTCGTTGCTGCCACTGGAACTGATGGAACCGGAAGAAAGCGCATTTCGCGCAGATGGGGTCAGGATCGTCTGTCCATCATGGGCATCCAGATAGGGGCCATCCTTGGCCACATAATCGGATAATGACCACTCTGTCTCCGACATGCGTGTGAGGATGCGCGGCGCATATCCCTCACAAACCATGAAAACTTCGTCACCCGCACCAGCCGTTCGAATTTTCTGCAGATCCGACTCCAGATACGGCGTCGTAACCTCCACCGGAACTCCAGCGACTTCCACCCGGCCACCATTGGTCCAGAAGCGAATATATCTGTCGCCAAATTCCAGAATATAGCTTTGCAAGGTAGAGAACTCGAATTTGCCCAGTCGTACCCGCTTGTTGTGATCTTTCACGGGGCCTGCGTACAACGTGCCAACACGGCGACGCACCCCTCCTTCCTTCAGAACCTGCCAGTTCAACGCACTCACAAGTCCGGCCTGATAGTGATCAAGGTCAGTGCGACCATGCAACCGGGGGCCCAGTTCACCGCGCGTGAAATTGGCCTGAATGGGATAAACACTCATAAGCCCCGCACCCGAATGACGTTGTTCTGGTCCAAATCCTCCTGAAATTGCTCCAGCGCATCAATGCGTCGCGCCTCGCGCAGGGTTTGCGCATAATTCTGCTCGGCAATCTGGGCATGAGAGCTTTTTCCCGTCAGCCAGTGTGCCAGCTTGGCCGCCAGCCTTGCGGCCACAACATCAACAAACAGCGTATCCCAAAGGCCAGTTGTGGTGACCCGCCTGATATAGCGTAATTTCAGTGGTGCCGTAGCATCGGTAAGAATGGCACCTCCTTCCAGTTCGAAGGGTATCAGCGCACCGTTCAACGCGCCCGCCTGCCGCAGCGCCATCATGCGCAGGCAATCGCCAGGCAGTTCGAACTTGTAACGCCACCGCCACGCAGGAACCTCGACGCTTGCAGCAAGCTGAATCCGTGACAACGCAAAATTCCAGGCGAATTTACGCAACTCACTGTCCCGCGTATGGGCAAAATTCCGAGAAAACCACAGTCGAACACCGGTGTCTTCGCTGGGTGAGGAAACCGGCGCCTCGTGAAGCATATCCAGCGCCATGTTCCAGATATCAATTTCCGCAACATTTGAGGCCATGCCTAGCCTCCCAGCTTTGCAAGCTGCACCTGCAAATCATCTATCTGGAGCTGCAAAGCAGCCAGTCCTGACAGACGGTTCACCTTCGGGGCCGCTGGCTGCTCCACAACAGGTTTCACCGGTGGCAGCGCGTCAATCAGCGCCTGGCGTTGCTTTTGCTGAAAGTCAGATTTTCCGGTCAGTGATGCCAGGGCATCGGTGCCCGCCATAACCCGCCGAAAATGCGCCGCGCGTGCCGTATCCGGCTCACTGGCGATCAGTTTTTTCAAATCCGGGATTTGCATCGCCGGTTTTGCCAATTTAGCCATTTGAAATGCTCCAATAAAAAAGGGCCGGCAAAATGCCGACCCTGTCTGGTCTGATGCAAGCACCTGCATCAGTTTGCGCAGGTCGATGAATGCTTCCGCTAGGCGTCAGGCATTCACCACCAGTTGCGCCAGCCGAATGTTCTTGCGGTTGTAGACACGATCCCAATTCGTCGCATTTGCCAATTCCGCCCAACTGGGCGAAAGGGCAGCCACACTGGCGCTGGTGAATTTCACACCGCGCGGATGCAGCAGCGCATGCCGCCTTGTGTGCACGGTATCCTGACCGCCACCATTCCCGACAGCCGGTTCCCGATCCGTTTCAAAAGGCACCAGATCTGCTCCAGCACCATCCGCGAAGGCAAACGCACCGCGGCCGAACAGGTAACAGGTATAAGCTGGTGAATTGCTTCCCGCCGTGACCGGCATCCGGTCATCCACAACCACTTCCATGCCCTGAAACATGGCAATTTCCGTCGCATCCGACGGCTTGATGAATTCAATTTCATCATTATCCGCCATATTCACATAGACAGCAGAATGCACCGCAATCGCTGCAAACTCATCCATGTAGTCGCCCATTGTCACACGGGCCCGGCGCACAGCGGCGCCGGAAATGCGATTGGCAGCAGTGATGGAGTTGGCATCCACGTCGCTGTAGACCGAATAGGTCATGTCATCGCTGTCATTGGCAGCATTATCCGCAAATACACCCTTGGTAGAAGCGATCAGGGCACCCTGCTCCGCCGATTCCCACCAACTCGCCATACGACTCAGTATCTGTTGAACGGGGTCTTTTGCCCGGCCGGTTGCCACCATTCCGGCCACATCCATGCTCGACCAGGATTTATGCCAGAAATGCTTCACCGCCTGGTCCTTGTCGGCGCTCACCTTGTCCGGCGTAGCGCTGGTGTTCGGATCATCCGACATGATGTCGGGCTCGCCCCGTCCCAGATCATCCCAAAACGGCATGTTGATCACCGTGCCACCGGCATTCATCTGACTTTGCACATTTTCAGGCGGCGGAACGACAATTCCGGAACGCAACAGGCGGTTCCGTTCCGGGTAGTCTTCCTGCATGTAGTTCAGATACACCTCGGGCGTCACGAGGTCTGCAATTTGTGTCTGTGCCATAGGTAGTGACTTTCCTTAAATCAAAGGCCCCAATTGGCCGGGTCTCGGCCCGCTGCCAGAATGTAAGACCTTGCGCGTCTTGGATCGTTGCGCTGGAGTTCAGATTGCTGAGTGAGGTTCTGGCTGTCCTTGGCAAAGGGATTGTCGGCAGAACTGCTGCCGCCCATGGCCAACCCGCCGGATGAGCCAAACAATTCCCGCCCCACATTTGCCATCGCCTTGGCAATGGCCGGGTTGAGAATAATGCCCTGCGGTCCAATCATGCCGGCCGCTTCAAACCCGTCCAGCAGCGTGTCGCCGCCCAACTCGCGAATGGCCCTGTCAGCCAGAGCCACCTGCTCGTTGAATTTTGGCGTCCCCTGCTGCGCGCCCCAGTCTTTTTCAAGCTGGCTTGTGGCCGCACTGGTGCGCTCTTCCAACTGGGCAACATGGCCATCCAGACCGGCCTGATAGCCGCCAATCATCTCATGAACATAGAAATCATGAAGACCCTTGGCCTGTTCGGCGGACATGCCAAATTTATGCGCGGTTTCTGCAAATTTCCCTGCAAATTCCGTATCATATGGCAGGTCTTCCGGCATGTCCCCAGGCGGTGTCAGTTCATAGCCGGACACCTCCTTTGGACGGCCCAGACGCTCATAAAAAGCATCCACCTCACTTTGCGTTGCGTCCGGCCCCGGTTTCTGGAACGATTTCCCAATCAAACGCTCGGAATTGCGTGCCATTTTCACAAGGCTTTCAACATCTTTCACTCCTGCTTTTTCAATCCAGTCACGGCTGCCTTCTGCCTGAAGACCGTCAAAAGGATTTGCAGCAATCGCAGCGGTCGCAGATCCGTTGTCACCGCCCATGCTGTTTGGAGAAGCGCCCTGCCCGGCAGCACCGGAAGCTGTTTCGTCCATCATATTTCACCCTCTTCTGTGTTGGTGAGTTGCTCCTGCCGTGCCGCGTCCTCCAATTGCTGCTGAAGCTCGCGCGGCATCCGCAGATGGTGAAGAATCCGTGCCATCACGAATCTCTTGCCCTCTGCAAATCGCAAATCCGCGTCCGGCGTCTCGGCCGTCGAAACACGGTAATATCCTGTCTGACTGGCCAGATCGGTCAGCACCAGATCCCGGTCCTGCTGGGTAGCGTGGCCCGTCACCAGCACGCGCTTATAAGCACCGGCCAGCAACAGCCGCGCAGCCGCGCTTCTGCGCAGCCCGCGGGCGAACAACCCTCGCAGTCTGATCATCCTGCTTGTTCCTGCAATTCCGCAGCCATGGCGGCCAGCCCTTGCGATCCTTCAATCGCCCGCGCGCCCTCACCCACAGCCTTGGCAGCAGCGCCACCAGCCTGCGCCAACTGCATGGCCTGCATCATCTGCTCCAGCTGTGCCGCCTCGTCACGGGCAGTTTCCAGTTCCTCTTCGGTTTTGAACATGCCGGCGGGCGCACCAAACACTTTGCGCGCCGTATCCAGCATGGTGTCGGCGTTGAATTTCTCCAGAATTTTTGGATCCTGCTTGAGCTGCGCAATGCTTGCGCCAAACTCCAGCGTGCGTTGCATGCCAGTGACCTCGCCAGAGCGCCGCATCCGGTCCAGTGGCGTGTCCATCTGCACCGCAATATCCTTGCCCTGCAACGCATCCGGCAGTGCCAGCAGTTGACCCGGCTCAAACGCACCCCGATCTGCCAGATACTGCGTTTCCACATCCACCAGACGGGCAATACCCGTATAAAGCGAGGCCGCTGCAGGCCCCAGCAACTGGCCTTTTTCCTCGGCACGGATCAGTGCTTCCGTGGCAGTCATGCCAGGCGAATTCATCAGCAACTGCCACAGATTCACATAAAGGCTCTCTTTGATCTGCTCGCGCTTGATGTTCAAAATGCTTTCGGCAAAATCCGGACTTGGCGCCGTCACGATTGGCTGCACCAGCAGCCGTCCTTCCGGGGACATCAGACCAGGATTGTTCTTGCCGGGGTTCAAATTCACCCGGCCAAACCCGTCATCAATGCTGGCCGTGGGCGGGTTGACCGCCTGCTGCGAGGCCATCAACGCATCTTTTGACAGCGCATTCAGGCTTTTCACCTCTGCCAAAGCCAGCGCCATCGGTCCTTCCGAATAGGCTTGATGGCCCATCTGGTTCCAGTGATAGACCACATAGGGAAAGGCATTGTAGCCGCCCTCATGCAGCACATGCTTGCTGCGGCGCTCAAGGTAAAACTCCGCCCAGGCCGCATTGCGTCTGGTATTGAGGCCAGAGCCACGCTCGGCCCGTGGCAAAACCGCATGTACCAGTTCAACCATCTGGTCGCGGGTTTTAGCGTCAGCCGCCTTGGCGCGCACATCGGCAGAGCAGCGCGCCCCCCATTTGGCCACACATTGTGCCGCCGTTTTGGTGAAGCACCGGAAATTGGTATCGACCACCCCTTCATAATTGGTTGCCAGATAACTCTCCGACAATTGCACATAGCGATAGGACATCGGTGCATCAGCGCCCCGTTGCAAATTCTCACTGACAAACTGGATACCGGTGCCGAGCGCCCACATGGCGCGCAGGGCAGATTTATGGGACACCCAGAAACCGGTCTGCGGGTTGTTGCGCATCTTGTGCAGATAATTGGCAAACCGGTCCGACCATACCTCGGTGGCGTGATCCACATCATCGCTCATCGCATCAGTGCTGGCGATGCCATGCCAGTTTTCCGATTGCGGCGTAATCAGCGACATGAAGCCCGCAACTCCCCGGTCCACCGCCCAAAGACTGGTGGTATCGTAGATCGAGCGGGCCCGATCAGCCCCTTTGGGGCCATTTGCCCAACTGTCCAGCTGGCCTGCACCGGAGTTGAACATCCGGTCAAACCGATCCACATTCGGCAATGCGTAGTTAGCAACATCCAGCCAATGTTGCTCCCATTGGGAGCGCTCCCTGGCCAGGACGGCCTGCCTGTCCAGCAGGTCTTCCACCACCCCCATCTAGGCGCTCTGTCCCAGCAGTGTCGCGCGGCTGACATTCTGGCCAAAACCGGCATCCCCGAGCGCAGATGTAAACACCGATCCGGCAGCGCCTTTGGCATTGCGGGCACGGCGGCGCGCATCCTGAACCAGAGACGCCTCTTCATCGCGCCTCGGTGCCGTTGGCAACGGTTTTGGTTTCGCAATCTTCGGTGTCGACATGCACATCTTTGAAAGTCTCCGTAAATCGGCCCACAAGTCGAAGCGTCTGCTCCAGCCGGTTGCGGTGCCATGCAAATAAAATGAAATTCTCGCCATCCCGGCCAAGGCCGGTCAGCGGCCCCTCTTCCACCGCGCCAATGGTCTTCAACCAGCGATGCGCAGCACTGTGGCTGGCAATGGAGCGCGCCTCAATCCGCGTGACGCCATGGCCAAGCCAGTCCGGCAACAGCGTATCGACCACCCATCGGGTCAGATCGCCGATGATCTGGGGGCTGTCCCCTGTGCCAAACGCCCAGGCATTCAGCGCATTCCCGGCAAGGGTAATGGCATCAAAGCCAAACACCATCACCGGCCGGTCGTCCCAATAGGCGACAAAACTGGTTCCCGGCCGGGTGCAGATATAGCCAATGTCCTGTGTGCTGACATCGGCCGGCAACTGGCAGAAAACTTCCCGCTGGTCGGCCGCTCTCAGTTGGCCCGCAATATAGGACACATCGCGCACATTGGCCGGCCCCACCTCAAATCGGCGGGGCAAACGCAATCACCGCCGCCAGCGCCAGCGCACATGCTACAGCCGACAGGACAGCCAAATCCGTGTCATGAAACATGAAGTCACCTTGCAATATTTGAAATTTTTTAGTTGGTGCCGGCCCGAAATTCAGCCGGACGAAGCCTCGTCTGCCCATGCCAGACTATAAGCAATCACGGCATCCGTGTGCGGTCCAAACCAGTCTTTCAGCGCGCTGTTAAGCAGCTTGAGCTCCGCTGCATGCGCCCGTCGATCAGTCGGCGTGCCAGTGTCAGCCGGCAACGCGTCAAACCAATCTGCCACCTGCCGCGCCCAACTGGTCGGGAGCATCTCAATCGCAGCCTCTGCAATGCCGATCTCCCGTTGTGCGGCTTCATGATAAAACAGGAATGCATCCATCTCGTCAGGATCAATCGTCTCACCAGCCTCAAAGGCGGCATCAAACCGGGCTTTGCGCTGGCTTAAATCAGCAGACAACAACACAGAGTCGGACGGATTGGTGCGGCGCATCTCCAAAATCGCTCGAGCACGCTCTGCCGTGGCCGCCAACACCTTTGGCGTCATCAACTCCGCAAGCTTGTCATGCGGCGCTTCAGGAATGGTGGTGCCGTCAGCAATGCGCTGCAACGCGCCATCCTGCATCAAATGCAGGCCAGCTGTTGCATGCGAGATCATGCCCGCTTCCAGCCGGTCATCCACAAAACTCTGATACGCCTCCTCCCCAAGCACATCGCGCACAGGCTTGGGGTATCCATACTCCGTCCAGACGGTCGAAAGCCGTCCGGCTTTGATATCCTCCAGATCCAGCGCCATGCTTCGTTGCACATCAAAGCGCGTCTTGCGCAAGGCTTCCGCCGTATCGGTCTGCCTGCGCCCGTTGAACCCGGCCATCTCCGCAACAAGGATCAACCGTTCCTCATCAGACATATCGGTCAGAATCCCCTCTGCAACCGGATTAAGCTTCGGTCGCGGACGCAGAATTGGCACTGTCTCAGACATTGTTTCAGTACTTGTTCCCACAACCAACCTCTCCGATTTCTCATACATTTGCCCAGCAGTTTCGGCCTAATCCAACACCGATCCAAAGCCGTTTATCCCGCCGCCCATCAACCCATTGCGCACAGCTTTGAAACGCGCAATCTGCATCCCCTCGTCCACCATCTGTGCGCGCAGATTTGCAGGCAATGGGGCAGCTTCTGCCACTTCCAGAAACCGCTGCAGATGCGCATCAAGACTGTCCGGCACAACAGCGTCCAGCATCAGCGCGCGGCTGTTGGTCACCACATCAGCCGCGTGTTCATAGCCCTGATCCCGCTCACGCATCGCCGCTGTGTCGGCAAACAGCTCTTCATCCTGGTCCAGCCGTTCGGCGAACAACGCCTGCTGGCTCTCGGGGATGTCATCCAGAAATCTGCGCGCCTGCGCCTCAAACACCTCGCTCATGAAGCGCTGATAAAGCCCCCGGCCATTTGCGGGCATATCTCCGGCAACCGCATCCAGTCCATGCTGCAGGAAATCATGGAACTGCTGGTGTTTCTCAATGGCTTCCGTTTTGTCCTGTTTGTTCCGCATCGCCGCATTGCGCTGTGCCATCTGCGTTGCACCTAGTCCAGCCGCTTCAACAGCACCGCCAAGCTGTTCAAACCGCTGCAGCCGCGAGCGGTCAGCAGAAAGCGTCTGCGCCGGGCCAATATCCAGTCCCCGCTGCGCGCGATAATCCGGTAATCTTGCCATATCGATCCCTGTAAAACCTTAAAACCCGCCCAGCGGGTCAGCCAGAACCACATGCGAGTTCTGGTCCCCCTGTTCAGCCAATGACCCCACCAGCGGGGAAACCCGTTCGGCAAATGTCAGTGCCAGCGCGTCCCCCAGATCGGGCGACGGAATGCCGCGCTTCTTCATGTCATCCTTCTTCTCAAGCTGAATGCGATTGTGCGCGTCATAACTGTATTCCGGGCCGAGCAAATCAAACTCCAGCTCGGCATTGGCCGCAATCGCGCCCCGGTCCTTCAGCCAGTCACGCATCCGGCCCCAGCATTCGGCGCGCTTGTTGTAATAGCGCGTCTGGTCTGTCGCCCGGCCACCGGCATTCACATCCACCGCCCGCAAACCCAGTTGCCGCAACCGGTCCACCACCCCGCCGCCAACACCCACACCATCGACAAAAATCCGGTCAGCACGCGCCCGGTCGGCCATTTCCGCCACTTTCGAAGCCGTCTGCATTGTGTCCAGCCCCTGCCAGCCAAATATGCGCATCAGCTTGTCACCATGGCGAATGGCCAGCGCCGAGCGATCATCGCCAAACCGCGCCACATCCAGCCCAAAAATCACCGGGCGTTGCGGATCATCCATCACCCGGTCCAGCGCCTGCTGCAAATGTTCAGAGGTAATGAACTGCACCGCTTCAGCCGCCTCGAACGAGCAGTAATATTCCTGCTGTATCTTCTCCTCCGACATGCCCGACAGCCGCTCTTCCTGAATGTGCTCTGCGCTCAGAACACCAGTGTCGTCCACAGTCAATCGCTCAAAAAACCAGGCCGGATTCTTCTGCGCCATCACCGCCATCTGAAACGCATGATTGCGCCCGCGCGGCGTAGTGTTGAACCAGGCCCAGCCGCCATTTTCCATCAGGATCGGACGAATGAAATCCCACGATTGCGGGTTGGTCAGCGCCCATTCGGAAAACACCACCCCCACCGGATTGGCCCCCACCAGCGCATCATAATTATCCGCCCCCGCCAATTGCCACACAGCGCCATTTTTGAACTCGATCAGCATGTCATCGCTCAGCTTGCGCGCCCGCAAGGCTTCCGGAAACGCCTGATCAATCATCCGCCGCCCCTGCCGGTCAACATTGTTCCACACCACCTTGCGCGCCTGGCGCTGCGAGGGCAGCAAATGCCAATAAACCCCAGGCCGCCGAAACATTTCCTTGGCCGCATAATTCAACCCGGCCGAATCCTTCCCCGCCCGCCGATGCCACAACGACATAGCCCGCCGCCCGCCCCCATCCAGAAAAGCCATGACGGGAATCTGATATGGCCGCGGCGTCCAGTCATGGGGCAGCGTGATTTGAGTCAT